GAACTAATGTTACAATAGCAGAAAAAGCAACAGGTCAATTCACAATCACAGCAACAGATACAAATACCACTTATTCAGTTGGTGATGGGGGTTTAACACAAAAGAATTTTACAACAACCTTAAAATCTAAACTAGATGGTATTGCAGCATCCGCAACTAACGTAACGAATAACAATCAATTAACGAATGGTGCAGGATACCGAACATCAGCTCAAGTAGATGCAGCTATTGCAAATGTAGTTGATTCGGCACCAGCCGCTCTGAATACATTAAACGAATTAGCCGCATCTTTAGGTGATGATGCTGATTTTGCTGGAAGTGTTACAACTTCATTGAGTGGTAAACTAAGTACAACAGGTACAGCAGCAGATTCAACCTTATTAGGTGGGATAGGTTTAGGAGCTGCATCTAGAAATAACGTAGCAAATAAAGTTGTAAGAACGGATGGTAACGGATATGCAAATTTTGGTTGGATAAACACAACATCAGGTACTGCTAGTGGAACATTAACTCGTATATATTGTTCACAAGATGGATATCTTAGATATTTATCCCCATCTGCATTCTTATCATCTATGGGAATTGCTGCTGGAGCAAACAATTACTCACTACCTGCTGGTTCATCATCAACAAGAGGTGGATTCAAAATTGGATATTCTGAAAATGGAAAGAATTACCCAGTCGAAGTTAGTTCTGAGAAAATGTACGTTAACGTACCTTGGGTTGATACTAATACAGATACAAATACTCAATTAAGTGATGCAGATATTGCTAAATTAGGATATATCAAAACTGATACCAACACATTTAGAAACGTAACTGCAGGTGGTAATACTTTAGGTGGTACTGAATCTTTAGATTTTATCGCTGGTTCAAACGTATCGATTTCAGAAAGTGGTGGTAATGTAACAATATCCTCAACAGATACTAACACAACATATTCAGTTGGTGCGGGTGGATTGACTCAGCAAAACTTTACAACAACATTAAAAAATAAATTAGATGCACTTGATTCATCCACATATTTAAAATCAAACGCTGATGATGAATTCTCAGGTGGATTAGTATCTACTGCTAGAGATGAAGGAATCTTTGGTACATACGATTCTTATAAAACAGACCATATATGGTCAATGGGAAAAGCTTATAAAAACCACGCATCTGGAACTAACTTTGGAAGTTTATATGGATTAGCATATAAACATACAAATAACACCACAGGTGGTACAATGGCAGGTGGACACCAAATGGTATGGTGTACTAATGGTACTGGGACAGCTGCTATGGGTACAAACATTTGGACTAGTGGTACAGTAACCGCAACAGGTGGTACATCTACAAATTGGAATACTGCATATGGGTGGGGAAATCATGCATCTGCTGGATACAAAACTACGGATAACAACACAACTTATTCTGCTGGAAGTGGTTTAGGATTAAGTGGAACGACTTTTTCACATAGTGATACTTCATCACAAGGTTCATCAAACAATAGTGGTAGAACTTACATTCAAGATATCACATTAGATACATACGGACACGTTACTGGATTAGCTACGGCAACAGAAACAGTAGTTAATACAGATACCAATACCCAACTATCTGATGCAGATATTGCTAAATTAGGATATATCAAAACTGATACCAACACTGTAACCTCTATTAGAAGAGATAACACTGGAACTTATAGAACTGGAAACATCAACTTAGTTGGTGGAACAAACGTATCAATCTCAGAAACATCAACAGGTGTATTTAACATATCCTCAACCGATACAAACACCACTTATTCAGTTGGTGATGGCGGTTTAACACAAAAGAATTTTACCTCAACATTAAAAACTAAGTTAGATGGAATAGCAACTTCAGCAAACAACTATAGTTTCCCTTACACAGTTTCAGCAGGTGCTAGTAATAGTACGGTAGTTCAACGAAATAGTAATGGTTACATATTTGCTAGTTATTTCAATGGTACGGGAACATTTAGTACTTCAGGTGCAGGTTCAGGAATGGGATTATTTACTGGAACAAACGGAAGTGATACTTATGGTCGTTCTTATACAGCCGCTGCAGCTAGAGCATTATTAAATGTAGCTGATGGGGCAACTAACGTAACTAATAACAATCAATTAACAAATGGTGCAGGATACATAACATCATATACAGATACCAATACAACTTATACTGCTGGTACTGGAATGTCATTAAGTGGTACTACGTTTAACTGTACTGTAACCGATACAAATACTCAATTAAGTGATGCAGATATTGCTAAATTAGGATATATCAAAACTGATACAAACACAACCTATACAGCAGATGGTAATTATGGTATGACTTTAAGTGGAACTACATTCCGTTTAGAAGATGATAGAAGAAGAAACTCATCCACTACAGATATATACACAGGTAATACACATGATTTCACTTGGTACGATGCATCTGTAGGTATTAGATGGTACACTGCTGGTGGTGAGGATATGAGATTGTTAGATAATGGTACATTACACGTTGATGGTGATGTTGTAGCATATTCTTCAACAATATCAGATGAAAGACTTAAAGATAACATCAAAACGATTGAAAATCCATTAGATAAAATCAAAGCACTTAGAGGTGTTGAGTATGATTGGAATAATGGTAATAGAAAAGGTAAACATGATTTAGGGCTTATAGCACAAGAAGTTGAATCGGTTATTCCTGATATAGTACATGAACACACACTACCATATGTAGAAGGTGAAGAAGATACACTATATAAGACTGTAGATTATGAAAAAATGGTAGCAGTTCTAATTGAAGGTATGAAAGAACAACAAACTCAGATAGATTCGTTAAAATCAGAACTAACTGAAATCAAAGGGAAGTTGTAATGGCATTAGCAGCATCAGGTCAGATATCAATTAGTCAAATCAATACTGAGTTGGGTAGAACATCTACCACAGCCAATACTTCATTAACACAATGTAGTGATGGAACTAATGGTACTATTAATACGGCAAATGCAGCTGCTGATAGACCAAACACAACAGCACCTCACTCAATGAGTGAATTTTATTCATATAACCACACATTATCATCAACAAGAACTTTCTTAGCAGCATATAATGGTAGAAGTACTAATTGTGGTTCTGAGATTGAATCAACGTTTTACCACAATGGGAGTAGTTCACTTCCAACAACAGGTGATACTATTTATGCTGATAGCGATGGTAATGAAGCGGCATCGGATGGATATTACTTAACATCATCATCAGGTGGAGTTCAAGTTTCAAAAGGCGCGGGTTCAGTTACGGCAACCTTTGGTTGCAAAAAATAAACATCGTAACTATCTGATAATCAGATGGCTATGATAGTGATAGTGGAAAGTACTGAGTATCAATAAGTTATGAATCTAAGTGATTCTTAAAGATTCTCATATTTATATAAAAGAATTAGGAGATTAAAAATGGCAGTAAATATTCCAATATGGCCGGGTTCATCATCATTTTCAGCTGGTAATACACCATTTGGACATTATGATTCCGATACAGAGTTCATATCATCAGTTGATAAGACAGCTGGATGGTGCGCAAAGAGACTAGGTTACCCTATAGTTGATATAGAACTACAGGATATAAACTTTTATGCTTGTTTCGAAGAAGCAACTACAGAATACTCATCTCAAGTTAATCAATTTAACATTAGAGAAAATCTACTAAACATCAAAGGACACTCTACATCTTCTAATTTATCTCAAAATCAACTTGATGGAAATTTAGGTGGTTTGGTAACATTAGCAAAGGATTATGGTTCTGAGGTAGGTAGTGGTGGTACAATAACATATTATACTGGTTCATTCGAAGCTAAAAAAGGACAACAAATTTATGATTTGAAAGATATTTCTAATTCAAGCGCATCTTTGGAAGTTGGTACTCCTGGTGTTGATAAATTTGAAATCAAAAAAATGATGCATAACGCACCACCTGCGATGGTAAGATACTTTGACCCATTTGTAGGAACTGGTTTAGGTTCACAACAAATGATGGATACATTTGGATGGGGTAATTACTCACCAGGTGTTTCATTTATGATGCAACCACTTTATGATGATTTATTAAGATTACAAGCTATTGAATTTAATGATATGGTTCGTAAATCTCAATATGGGTTTGATATTCAAAATAATAGAATTAGATTATTTCCTATTCCAAACGACCCATACACAGTACACTTCCATTATGTGTTAGAATCAGAAAGAAACAATCCAATAGTAGCCAATTCTGTAGTATCTGATTTCTCTAACGCTAAATATGATAGAATTCAGTATAGTAATATAAACCACGTGGGTAGAAGATGGATTGAAAAATATACATTAGCATTAGCTAAAGAAATGTTAGGTGCAGTGAGAGCTAAGTTTAGTTCAGTACCAATTCCTAACTCAGAAATAACATTAGATGGTGCAGATTTAAGAAGTGAAGCATCTACAGAGAAAGAAATCTTAATCTCAGAATTAAGAGAAAACTTAGAAGCTACTTCTAGAAAAGCATTGTTACAAGCACAACAAGAAGAATCAGAAGCAATGGAATCTACATTGAGTAGAGTACCTAGAGCAATTTATATAGGGTAAATTATGGCACTATTCGGTGGACAAAGAGATATGGCTCTGTTTAGTAAAATAAACAAAGAGTTAATAACGGATATCATAGATACCGAAGTGTATTACTATAAGCTTATTATAGAAGATACTAAATCTAACTTATATGGTGAAGGTAAAAACAAAGTATATTATAATCCTGTAAAAATACCAACATTAGTTGATAGAACCAATGCAGAACAGATATTTGATGAGTTTGGAGCATCTTATACTAGAAATGTAAACTTTTACTTTCTAAGAGATACATTAGTAGAGAAAAATGTATATCCTGAATTAGGTGATGTAATTGAGTGGAATGATGAACAACACATTGTAGATGTAACATTCCAAAACCAATTTGTTGCTGGTAAGAATCCCGAACATTGGGATGGTGGTGATAAACAAGGGTATAGTGTATCTATTATATGTGAAACGCATGTAGCTAAGAGAAGTCAACTAAAATTAAAAGATGATTTTAGAGTAGGTGTTAATAAAGATAACAATGATTTACCAATAGGAATCTAATATGGCTCAAAGATATAGAACAAATAGAAAAGATAAGGTTGAGTTGAAGAGAACACAAAGCTCTACTTCAGATGACCCCATATTGAATAAAGCAAAACAGATTTCTCGTAGAAATGATGATGTAAAAAATATTCAGGTTGGTATCTATGATATAGATTTAGCATTTAAAGATTTTTTAGAAAGAGATGTTAAACCTATAATAGAAGAAAATGGAAAGTTTATTCCTGTTCCTGTAATATATGCATCTCCTGAAAATTGGTCATCGGCTCAAAAAGAAGGGTTTCTTAGAGATAATAATGGTAAAGTACAAACACCTCTTATTTCATTTAAACGAAATTCATTGGATGTTAATACCGAAATATCTAAATTAAAAGTTAGAACAGATGAAGATTCATCTCAATCTTTTATTAAAAAATATTCAAAAGAAAATAGATATGACCAATTTTCTATTTTGCAAGACCAAAAACCAGTACAAGAGAAATACATAGTAGATAGACCTGATTATGTGAATATTGCGTATGATGTAATTATATGGTGTGATTTTATGGAAGATTTGAATAAAGTAGTTGAACAGATAGTATATTTTCAAGGTGGAACATTTGGACAGAGGTATAAGTTTCAAATCAAAGGAGAATCATACTCATTTGATACCACCAATGGGGTAGGTGAAGAGCGAATTGTTAGAAGTAATGTATCACTTACAGCAAAAGCTTATTTAGTACCAGAACAGACTGGTTTAAAGATAAATACTCAGAAAGCATTCGGTACTTCTAAGATAGTTTGGAAAACAATTCCAAAAATTTAATCTTTACAAAAAAATTATCATATTTATATACACATAAAGTATAATAATTAAATTTAAAAACAAAAGTTATGGCACAAGTTAAAGAAATCAAAGAAAAAGAAGTAATCAATATTGAAGAGAAAGATATTGAAAGAGTTAAGAAGTTTAGAGCTGATTATGCAGAAACAACTGCAAGAATGGGTGAAATAGAGGTAGAGTTATTAAATGCTGAATTACTTTTAGAGAATATAAAAGTAGCAAAGAATGAACAAATCGAAAAGTACAAATCATTAAGATTAGAAGAAGTTAATATTAGTAGTGAATTTAATGAAACGTATGGACAGGGTGAGTTTAACTTAGAAGAAGCAACCTTTACACCTATGGCATAAATATAATCGTTTGAGATTTTTTAATGTATTTATAGATATAATAAAAACCAAAAGAAATTAATAGGAGAATCAAATGGCAGAAAGAATAGTAAGTCCCGGAGTATTTACAAGAGAAAAGGACTTGTCGTTTCTACCTCAAGGGATTGGCGAAATTGGAGCAGCATTAGTAGGTTCAACAGTAAAAGGACCAGCATTCGTTCCAACAACAGTATCATCATTTTCAGAGTTTCAACAAGTATTCGGTGGATTAACAGAAGATTCGTACCTACCATATACTGCACAAGCTTATTTAGAAGATGCTGGAACAGCAACAATCGTTAGAGTATTAGGAAAAGACGGGTACACTCTAGAAAACCCAATCGCATTATCAGTATCATCATCGCTTGGTACTAAGGTAGTAGCAGTATTACACCCAACACATGAAATCGTATCAGATGTAGACGTATTTGATGATGCACTAATTGCAGACCTTAATGGTTCAGCTAATGTATCAGCATCATTATTTACTTTAACAGTAGATGGTTCTGAAGCAGTATCGAAAGTTTATTCAGCATCATTAAATCCAACAAATGATAATTACTTTACAAAATCATTTGGATTTTCACCAAGAGGTGCAGAAGAAGCTTATGTTTTATCAAACTTTAAAACATTCCAATCAGCATCATTCGCAAAAGCAGGTGAGATTCCTGTAGTAACAATAGATAAAGCTAAAGATATTGATTACTCAAAAGCATATACTGAAGCATCAACACCGTGGATTAGTTCACAAAAAGTTGGTGGTAACACTACAAACTTATTTAAGTTCCATACATTATCACATGGTACGGCAACCAACTATGAATTTAAAATCGGTATTCAAGATGTTAAACCAGCTGGTTCAGTTCCTGGTTCTGAATATGGTTCATTTACTGTAATAGTAAGAAGAGTAGACCAAGATAAGATTGCTGGTTCACCATTCGTAGGAGTAGTTGATTCAGATATCAGACCTAACTTAGTTGAATCTTTTCAAGGTGTTAACTTAGACCCTAATTCACCAAACTACATCGTAAGAGTAATTGGTGATAAGTACATTACTGTAGATGATGATGGTAAATTATCAACTAATGGTGATTACGCTAACAATTCAGAAAATATTAGAGTTGAAGCAACAGCAGCAGTGAATAATGGAGCAATTGATGAAAGTTTAGTACCTTTCGGATTTGGAGCATTACAAAATCCATTCGGAAGTAAACTTTCAGTACCTTCACCAACAATGGTAGCTGACCAAAAAATCAATCAATCATACAATCCTAAGAAATTTTGGGGATTAAATTTTGATTTTGCAACAACAGATAATAGAAACTTCCTTTCACCAACTCCTGATTCGGCAACGGCAGTAGTAGGTACGGCATTCTATTTAGGTGATTACAATCAAGATGCTGGAGCTAATTATCCTTCATCCGCATCACCTAATAGTGGAGCAATATCATTGAATGATGCTAATACTTCGATTAACTCTCGTAAGTTCTTAGTACCATTTCAAGGTGGATTTGATGGATTCAAACCAAATAGAGTTGTTTCTTTAGGAAACGATATCATAGCAGGTAATACACAAGGATACGATTGTTCATCAAATACAGCAACAGGTACATTAGCATACAGAAAAGCAATAAACTCTGTATCTAATCCTGATGAATTTGATATCAATATGTTAGTTTTACCAGGTCTTATTCACAGATTACATTCTTCAGTAACAACATTTGCTAAAGATATGTGTGAAGATAGACAAGATACATTCTTTATTATGGATGCATCAGCATGGAGTGATTCAATATCAACTGCAACTAACGCAGTTCAAGCATTTGATTCAAACTATGTAGCATCTTACTACCCTTGGGTTAAGATACTGAATACTGACAAAAACAAACCTGTTTGGGTTCCGCCATCTGTAGTACTTCCGGGTGTTATAGCATTTAATGACCAAGTTGCAGCCGAATGGTTCGCACCTGCTGGATTAAATAGAGGTGGATTAACTTCAGTAATTGAAGCTAAGACAAGATTGACTAGAGTTGAAAGAGATGCACTTTACGAAGGTAGATTGAATCCTATCGCAACATTCCCTGGTCAGGGTGTAACTGTATTTGGACAGAAAACATTACAAGCAAAACCATCGGCATTGGATAGAATCAATGTAAGAAGATTGTTAATCGCAGTGAAGAAATTCATCGCATCATCTACTCGTTACTTAGTGTTTGAAAACAACACAGCAGCTACGAGAAATAGATTCTTATCAATCGTTAATCCTTACTTAGAATCAATTCAACAAAGACAAGGTTTATACGCATTTAAAGTGAAGATGGATGAAACCAACAACACACCAGATGTAATTGATAGAAATATAATGGTGGGTGAGATATTCTTACAACCAGCTAAAACAGCAGAATTTATAGTTCTTGACTTTAACGTACTACCAACTGGAGCAGCATTTCCAGAATAGTATATAAA